ATTGACACCGAGCAGTACAAACAGGTGTTTCCGACAGTTACTTTAGCTGTCGATTCCAAATCAGCAGGACGTTGGAACACCAACGTGGGCGGCGAATACTACGCTACTGGCGTAGGTTCTGCGCTGGCTGGACGTGGCGCACACTTACTATTAGTTGACGACCCACACAACGAGCAGGACATCATCAACGGCAACTTTGATGTGTTTGACAAAGCTTACGAGTGGTTTACATACGGAGCGCGTACCCGTCTGATGCCCGGAGGATGCGTAGCGATTGTGCAAACGCGCTGGCACCAGAACGACCTGACTGGGCGGGTGACCCGCGACATGGGCAACGAGGATGCAGACCAGTACGAGGTGGTTGAGTTCCCTGCGATTTTTAACCAAGGTGAACCCACTGAAAAACCGCTGTGGCCCGAGTTCTTTGACCTCAAAGCACTGTACAGAACCAAAGCGTCTATGCCTGTGTTCCAGTGGAATGCACAGTTTCAGCAGAACCCCACCTCAGAAGAGGCGTCCGTCGTCAAGCGGGAGTGGTGGAACATCTGGACAAAAGACGCCCCGCCCAAGTGTGAATACATCATCATGTCCTTGGACGCCGCTGCCGAGACACATAACCGTGCCGACTACACCGCCCTGACCACGTGGGGGGTGTTCCTCAACGAGGAGAAGGAAGGGCCGGGGGCTAACACTTACAACATCATCTTGCTCAACTCTATTAAGAAGCGCGTCGAGTTCACCGACTTGAAGACGCTGGCGCTGGCTGAGTACAAGGACTGGGAGCCTGACTGATTCATCGTGGAGAAGAAATCATCGGGCACTGCGCTGTACCAAGAGATGCGCAGGATGGGTATGCCGGTGGGAGAGTACACCCCGCACCGGGGTAGCGGGGACAAGCTGGCACGGTTAAACTCTGTGGCGGATATTGTGAAGTCCGGGCTATGTTGGGTGCCAGAAACACGCTGGGCCGAGGAGGTCGTGGAGGAGATCGCAGGATTTCCGTTCATGAGTAACGACGACTTGGTTGACTCAACAGTAATGGCGCTGATGCGGTTTCGTCAGGGTGGGTTCATCAGACTGCCCACCGACGAGCCAGATGAGATTAAGTATTTCAAGTCAAACCGCCGAGGCGGGTACTACTGAGGATAAATTATGGCAAACATGGAAAAAGGTTTATACGCAGCCCCGCAGGGTCTGGAGTCACTTGGGGCAGACACCCCCGACATAGAAATTGAAATGCCCGAGCCAGACATTGTTACGCTGGACGATGGCGGCGTTGAGATCACATTTGGTGAAGACGTGGTTGAGGAGGACGGTGAGTTTGACGAGAACCTCGCCGAAACACTTGACGAAGGCACGTTGCAAAAGTTGGCAAGCGACCTGACGGAGTTGGTTGAGACAGACATCACCAGCCGCAAGGAGTGGGCCGACACGTTTGTCAAGGGTCTAGAGGTGCTGGGGTTCAAGTACGAGGAGCGCACTGAGCCGTGGGACAACGCCTGTGGTGTGTACTCTACCGTGCTGGCTGAAGCTGCGATACGGTTCCAAGCCGAGACGATGAGTGAGACATTCCCCGCGCAAGGGCCTGTCAAGACAAAAATCCTTGGCAAGGTGACTAAGGAGAAGGAAGAAGCCGCCGAGCGGGTCAAAGAAGATATGAACCACCAGTTGACCGACCGGATGGTGGAGTATCGCCCCGAGCATGAGCGGATGCTGTACTCTCTAGGGTTGGCTGGGTCGGCGTTCAAGAAAGTCTATTTTGACCCGAGCATTAACCGTCAAGTGGCTATTTACATTCCCGCAGAAGATGTGATCGTGCCTTATGGCGCGTCCCACATTGAGTCTGCCGAGCGGGTTACGCACGTGATGCGTAAGACCAAGAATGAACTTGAGCGCCTGATGGCAAGCGGGTTCTACCGTGACCTCGACTTGGGTGAACCAGTAGCGTTTCACACCGACATTGAGAAAAAGAAGGCAGAGGAGGGTGGCTTTTCCCTGACTGATGATGACCGGTACACCCTGCTGGAGATTCACGCCCACTTGGTTATTGAGGGAGTGGACGACGAGGAAGACCTCGCCAAGCCGTACGTTATTACTATTGAGAAGGGTACGGGGGAGATACTGGCGGTTCGTCGCAACTGGGAACCAGACGATGACCTGATGCAGAAACGCAACCACTTTGTGCACTATGTATATGTGCCGGGGTTTGGGTTCTATGGCTTGGGCCTGATTCACATTATTGGTGGCTACGCCCGTGCTGGCACAGCCCTGATCCGTCAGTTGGTGGACGCCGGTACGCTGTCTAACCTGCCGGGTGGTCTGAAATCCCGTGGCCTGCGCGTCAAGGGTGACGACACACCGATTGCTCCGGGCGAGTTCCGTGACGTGGACGTGCCATCGGGGGCCATCAAAGACAACATCATGATGCTCCCGTACAAGGAGCCTAGCCAGACACTGCTTGCGTTGTTACAGCGCATCACGGAAGAAGGCCAGCGTCTGGGCGCGATAAGCGACATGAACATCTCCGACATGAGCGCCAACGCGCCGGTTGGGACAACATTGGCCCTGCTGGAGCGCACACTCAAGCCGATGGCGGCTGTACAAGCGCGTGTCCACTATGCCATGAAGCAGGAGTTCAAGCTGCTCAAGGAGATCATTGCCGACTACGCGCCCGAGGACTACGAGTTTGAGCCAGAGCAAGGACTCACCCGTGCGCGCAAGGCCGACTACAAGATGGTCGATGTCATCCCCGTCAGCGACCCCAACAGCAGCACGATGGCCCAGCGTGTGGTGCAGATGCAAGCTGTGTTCCAGATGTCGCAGTCTGCCCCGCAGATTTATGACCTGCCATTCCTGCACCGCCAGATGATTGAGATTATGGGCGTCAAGAACGCCGATAAGATTGTGCCAACTAGCGAAGATCAGAAGCCCCGCGACCCAGTGTCCGAGAACATGGCGGCTTTGGTGGGCAAACCGATTAAGGCGTTTATCTACCAAGATCACGATGCCCACATTGCTACCCATACGTCATTTATGCAAGACCCGATGATTGCACAGACTATTGGACAGAACCCACAGGCCCAGCAGATCATGTCTTCATTGCAAGCGCACATTGCCGAGCATCTGGGTTACTCATACCGCAAACAGATCGAAGAGCGTCTGGGCGTACCACTGCCCGCGCCCGACGAGGACTTGCCCGAGGATATGGAGATTCAGTTGGCCCGTCTGGTGGCAGATGCTGGTAAACAGCTTGCCCAAGAGCATCAGCAACAAGCTGCTCAAGCGCAGGCCCAGCAGCAATCCGAAGACCCACTATTCAAGTTGGAGCAGGACAAACTCAAGACGCAACAAATGGAAGTTGCCCGCAAGTCCCACAAAGACGAAGCGGACGCACGGATCGCCGTTGCCAAACTAGACTTGGACAAGCAACGAGTCGAGGCGGAAACAAAACGCGAAAGTATGCGCGTGCAGTCTCAAAACGAGCAAGCTAAGGAGCGCCTACGCCTTGACGCATTGAAATTATTGGCTACGCCAAAAGCCCAACCTAAGCCCCCCGGGCAGTAAGGAGTAATAAATGGCAACCGTCTATGACGTGCTGGTTAATAAGTTTAAGGAAGACATCCAGTCCTCCTCAGAGTTTCTGGTAAACGGTGGGGCTAAAGACTTTGCCGAATACCGGGAAATAGTCGGTCGGGTTCGAGGTCTCCGATTGGCTATGCAAACCACCCAAGACCTTATGCGTTCTCAAATGGAAGAAGATGACAATGATTGAAAACCAAACCGCTGTTACCGACGATGAAATCGAAGTGCAAATGCCGAGACCCGTTGGATACAAGCTGCTGATTGCCCTACCGCAAGTTGAGGAAACTCTTGGCGATATGGGCATTGTGAAGACCAACAAGATGGTTCATGAGGAAATGCTTATGACCGTGACTGGATTGGTACTTGACATGGGCGACCAAGCCTATGCCGACAAGGAGCGCTACCCCAATGGGCCGTGGTGCAAAGTCGGCGACTACGTGGTGTTCCGCGCTAACTCTGGCACTCGTGTCCGAGTAAATGGCGTTGAGTACCGCCTCATGAACGACGATTCCATTGATGCCGTCGTCTCCGACCCCCGTGGTGTAACCCGTGCATAAGGAGTAATTTATGGCATTACAAAAAGTGGAATTTGAGTTTCCTGATCCTGATAAGGACAGTAGTTCAGACGTTATAGAACGTGCAAACGGTGACTTTGACGTCGTTGTTGAGGGCCGTGAAAGCCTAAAACCCAAAGCAAAAGACGATGAATTTGACATTGAAGTCGTTGATGATCGCGCCGAAGAAGACCGTGGGAAGCAGAAATCCAAGGCTCCGTTGGAATTAACCGACGAAGAAATGGAGTCATATTCCGACCGTGTAAAAAAACGTTTGCAACATTTCAGCAAAGGATTTCACGATCAGCGCCGCGCTGCGGAGTCCGCTGAACGGGAACGCCAAGAGGCTTTGCGGTACGCCCAACAGGTTGCTGAAGAGAATAAAAAACTCAAAGGAACTGTTAGCAAAAACCAAGAAGTGCTACTGGAACAAGCAAAACGTACAGCCACTGCGGAGATGGAAGATGCCGAAAAACGGTATAAATCCGCCTACGAAGCCGGTAATTCTGACGATTTGCTTACTGCCCAAAAAGACTTACAGGCTGCTTCGTTTAAGATCGAACGGGTAAATAATATTAAGTTACCCTCTTTACAAGACGAAGAAAGTGGTGTAAAACCCGAAACATTCGCCCCAGCACCCGCGAACGACCCCAAAGCTGATTCTTGGCAAGCTAAGAATAAATGGTTTGGGGACGACGACGAGATGACTGCTTTTGCACTGGGGCTGCATCAAAAACTGGTCAAACAGGGCGTCGATCCTCGGAGCGACGAATACTACGAGCGCATTGACACTCGTATGCGAAAACTATTCCCAGAGCAGTTTACTGACGGGGATGATGGTACAGAGACTGACGAGCCTCGCCGCAGGGCGAACGTTGTTGCACCGGCTACACGTAGCGTTGCCCCTAAGAAGGTAACACTTACACGTACGCAAGTTGCATTAGCAAAAAAACTCGGCGTCCCACTTACCGAATACGCCAAACAGGTTGCATTGGAAATAAGGAAACAAAATGGCTGAAAATAGACTTAATCGTGATTTAGAAGTTCGTGAAACAAAGGTTCGTAAGCGTTCGTGGATTCGTCCCGAAACGCTACCATCTCCCACCCCGGAAGATGGTTACGATTTCCGTTGGGTTCGTATTTCGTCTCGCGGGGAAGCTGACCCCATGAATGTGTCCCTTAAACTCCAAGAGGGTTGGGAACCCGTTAAAGCCGCAGATCATCCTGAGATATTTATTTCTAGCATCGAAAGTGAACGCTTCAAAGACAATATCGTTATCGGTGGTTTAATGCTTTGCAAAGCCCCTTCTGAACTCATGGAAGATCGTACGGGAAGTTTTGAAGACTTAACGGCGTCCCAAATGCGCTCAGTTGACCAAAATTTTATGCGCGTAAATGACCCTCGGATGCCACTCTTTAATGATCGGCGTTCCAAGGTGAGTTTCGGTTCTGGTTCTTAACTTAGGAGTCTTATATGGCTTATCCGGTTATTGATGCCCCTTACGGGCTAAAGCCGATCAACCTGATCGGCGGTCAGGTATTTGCGGGTTCTACTCGTGACTATCCGATCACTAACGGTTACAGCACGAACATTTTCTACGGTGATTACGTAGGTTTGTCTCGTGGTGAAATCGTGCGCTTGTCTGTGT